ATGGCTCTTTATGCCATAGGCGAACCCATCCAGGTTTACCCGCTGCGCGATGTGGACGGTTCCCTGATCTGTTACGAAGCCAGGTACAACGATCCCAAAAACAAATCGAGGATGTGGACCTGGGGCGCCATGCCTGGATCGAAACAGCGATGGTCCTGCGGTGCGCCTAACAATCCGCGTCCGCTCTATGGGCTGGATCGCCTGGGGAAGCGTCCGGACAAGCCAATATTGATCACGGAGGGGCCTAAGAAGGCCGACGCTGCACACAGGTTGCTGGGCACTGCTTATGTATCACTGAGCTTCACTGGAGGCGCCAACGCGGTCCCCTGGCATGATTACCGCACCATTGCCGGCAAGAGTGTCGTGCTGTTCCCCGATGCGGACAAGAAACGCTGCAAGACCATAAAAGATGCCCAAGCTTTCAATTGCGCCGTGGGGGATCTGATTCCCTACGCGCATCAACCTGGCCAAAAAGCAATGTATGCCCTGGCTCAAATCCTGATCGAGTTAAATTGCACGGTTCAAACTGTCGATGTAACCGGGCAGCCGGACGGATGGGACATAGCGGATGCGGAAATTCAAGGCTGGAGCCCTGATAAAGCCCTGGCCTGGTTGACGGAGCGAATGCAGCCGTACACCGTGCGAAACGACGACGAACTGGTAGAGCCGGAGCCGCCTATAAACGGCTACAGCATCATGGACGGGAATGGCAAGCGAAGCCGCACGCAAAACCACTACACCAATTATCCCGAATTGGATCCGGTTCCGGAAACAAAAGCCGAACTCCTGGCCAGCACGAATTGCAAGGCAGCGTCGGATTACGTCATGAAGCCGATTCGCTGGCTATGGAAGGGCCGCATTGCGAAGGGCAAAATATCCCTGCTTGTGGGCAACCCGGGTTTAGGCAAAAGCCAGCTGTGCGCTTCCATTTGTGCCGTGGTTTCCACGGGCGGAACGTGGCCGGTTGACCGCACGCCATGCGAGAAAGGAAGCATCATTCTCCTGTCCTCGGAAGATGATCCCGAAGATACCGTTTGCCCGCGGCTGGAAGCAGCTGGCGCCGATAGGACAAGGGTGCACTTACTGACATCCATCAATGAAGGCAGGATTGACGAATCCCCTGTAGAGCGCGCGTTTTCAGTCAAAAGCGATTTGAAGCGGCTGGGTGCGCGCATGGATGAAATAGGGGATGTGCGCCTGCTGATTATCGATCCAATCTCGGCATTCATGGGCAGCGCGGACAGCTACAAGGATTCTGAAGTCAGGGGGTTGCTCACTCCCCTGGGGAACATGGCGCACCAGCGCAACCTGGCCGTCCTGTTGATTGCTCACATGACGAAGGCCAGCAGTGCGTCCGCATTGCTGCGGGTACAGGGATCTGTCGCGTTAGTGGCCACGGCGCGGGCCGTGTGGGGTGTAACGGAAGATCCGGAAAACCCTGCGCGACGGCTATTCCTTTCAATGAAAAACAATCTCGGAAAATCCAATACGGGACTGGCGTTTTCAATCGAGTCGAGGGACATTCCGGCAGACGAAGACGACGAAATGATCGAGACTAGCCGGATCATGTGGGAAGACGAGGTTATAACCATCGGCGCCAATGCGGCCATGAACCAGGCGGGGGAAACCGAGGACGAACGGGAGGAAAGAAAAGACTCAAAATCCTTCCTAAAATCCCTTTTGGAAGGCGGCCCGCTATCATCGAACAGCATCATGCGGTTTGCGAAAAAGTCGGGCTACTCGTCTAAGACGATGTATCGGGCAAAGGATTCGATGGAAGTCGATCTGATAAAAGTGGGCAGCGATACCGGCGCCTGGCTATGGCAGCTGAAAGGGAAGGGCGCCAATGCGTATGCCGACCGCGAGAATTGATTACGGCTTGAACCGGGCGAACGTCTCTGCGGTTATCGCCTCCGCGTCCGCCTGGTGTTCATGCACCAGGTCCACCACGGACCGGTGCATTTCCTCCGCCTGCATGAAGGTGCTGCATCGCAGCTGAATGGGTCCCCATTCTTCATTGGCCGACACCATTGTTTCAAAAAGGTGGGGCTGGCCACCGGAAAAACTGTGGTCGAGCCCAAGAAAAACAGTGCTGATTCTCACCCCGTCCACGAACGATTCCGCAACGTGCCGGTCGGCTTTTTCATACCACATTGCCCACTGCACAAGATCGGGACACCTGACTGGCGTTCTGCCTTCCAGGATATACAGGCGTTCGATTATTTTGGCAGCCTCCTAATCCAGCCTTCGGGTTCCTGGTCGCCATTTTCCAGTTTCTCAATCTCGGCCAGGGCCATGTTCGGATCGCGGTAGCAGTACCTTTTGTCATAGCCGAATCGATCCAAGCGGATACATAGCGCCGTGGTGAAAAGCATATCGGTTAACCCTACCCATGCGCCATCAGGCAATTTTCTTATTTCGTAGTAGTCGCTTGCTTCCAGGTACTGACGGAATTTTGTGTCGTCGGACATGTCCGCGCCTTCCGTGACGGCCATGACTTCTTTGATAAGATCTAATAGCACGTCTTTTTCAGTCATTTGCCATCCTAGTCGGCCGATCAATAGCAATCGGTCTGAACCGTTCCGCCAATCGCGTATGACTGGCAGTGCCGGGGTTGAAGGGAAGGCCGGTTAATCTGGTTGTTTAACATATTCATCATTAGCATGGCTGCAAAGGGATTGAAGGCGGGCTGCTGCGCTCTTTGCCTGCTGTATTGATCCCTTCTCCTTGCGTTTTCCTCATCTATGTCTGCATTGTATTTCGCTACTTTTGCATTATAAAAATCACTTCGGCTTTTCCATTGGGCATCAAATTCAATACGGGAAATTTCGCCACGCTCCAAAGCTGATGCCAACTCCAGCCTCTCATTGAGCGCCTGTACCATTACAGGATGGTCCGGTATATACCGTTGAGCTAATTGCAGCATTGAGGTTGAGAATTCTACCTCTCCGATTTTTCCCTGTTTTTTTTCTTGTTCCAATGATGTGGATTTTTGATCATAGACAGCGTTTCGGTCATAGGGTGGAGTGGAGGCACAGCCCGACAGAAAAAATACCCAAACGATTAAGTACTTCATGGCAGTTACCTTTACGAATGTATGTCGGCAACATGTTTACAGTACATTGCTGGCTCCGCCTATTGGACTGAAGTACAGACACACGGAATCAGTCACGCGCCTCTGCGTCACGAATCAGCTGCGTGCCGTCCGGAAGGTTTTGATTAATGCATTTTAGAAGCGATTCGTTTTCGGCCATGAGCATAACCAGCTTGGCAATAATTGCTCGGTTCTCATGTCTCAGTGTCGGCCAGGCGTTTTGCACTATCGCCAGCTCGTAATCTTCGGGGGATTCATCATCAAGCGGGTCTTCTTCCACCTTCACGCGAATGAGGCGATACCCCTCATCTTCGCAACCCTCCCCGACTAAATTCTCCGCTTTCTCCCTGGTATCCAGCTGGCTCTCGGCAGCAAAAAGACTGCCGTCCGGATCAACAACCGCCCATACGTTCCAGCTCATGGTTGCCTCTGTATCAAGTAACGCACGGTCGAAGGGTGCCATTGCCCGCCCTTCTTGCCACGAATGCCGGCATTATTTAACCAGGTGGCAATCTCTCCAAAGGATTTACCCGCGTCGCGCTTTGTCACCATTTCCGCGACTATGAGCGATTCGGATTCGACTGGTGTTAATTTTCCCGCTTTCTCGGAATAGCCAAAAGGTACGGTGCCGTACTTGTCACCCCTTGCCTTCTTGTAGGCCAGGGCGCTAGTCGTGCGCTCCGCCGTGACATCGCGCTCGAACTCGGCCACGACTGCCAGGAGCCTGAACATCATCTTGCCAGCTGCGCCAGTGGTATCCAGCTTTTCGGACAGGCTTACCAGGTCCGCACCTGCTTTTACCAGGTGGTCGGAAATTGTCAGGGTATCTTTGGTGGACCGGGCCAGGCGGCTTAGGCTGTAGACCACCAGAGCCATGTCGCGCTTAATTGTGGCCAGGGATTTAAGCAGGGCAGGGCGTTTCTCCATGCTCTTGCCACTCAGCCCGGCATCAATAAAAACCTCCATCAAGTCGTAGTCATTGGCCTTGCACCAGGACTCTATTTTTGCCCGCTGCGCTTCCAGTGACACGCCTTCCTGGGCCTGGCGGTCGGTGCTGACACGGATATAGCCAATCGCTTTTTTCATGATGTGATTCCTAGAATGCCCCACCAATCTTGCGCGGAATGCCCGATACGGATAATGACAATCTTATCCCGCTGCACCATGTAGAAAATCCTGTATTTTGGAAAATTCTTAACAGGCCAGTGGCGTAAACCGGCAATCCTGGCGCGGGTTGTGGGTAATATAGGGGCCGCCTCTGGATATTCTGCCAGGTAGGCAAAGGATTCTTCCAGGCTATCCGCAAAATCCTCCGCTACCGAATGCCTCGCATGTATTTCAAGATGCGTTACACATAGCACCAAGTCCCTCCTTGCTTTTGCCTGCTTTTCAATCCGCATTCTCTTTCCTGTGTTTTTCCGCGCCTGCCTTAGCTTCGGCGCGAATGTCTACCCAATCCTGCTTGGTCATAGGGGTACTTGGCCCTTCCATTCCTTCCAGTAAAAACGCTTCCAATCGATCCTCTTTCCATCGCTTCTCTTCCTCCCGTATGAGTTCGCGCATGAACTCGGAGGCGCTGCTATAGCGGCCTTCCTGCAATCGATCATCTATAAATTTCTTGAGCGGATCGGGTAATGAAATATTCATGGTTTGCATAGGTGTTACCTCCTAACCAAACAATGACACAGATTCAACCTTATGGCAAGAATTGCCATAGACGTAACACAACAGGTATTGAATAATATAGGGCATGGAGAAAGGGAATCGATCGGATTTAATGCAGGGCATCAGTGAGTTTGGTGCCCTGCTGCATGATGCGTTATCGGTTTGCCCGCCTGCCAGTCATGAAGTCCAAAAATCGCCTGGATTGCCCGACCTTCTTGAACAGCTCGACGACAACATTATTGTGAGCCACTAGCCTGCCTGTTTTCGTATCGTTTTGATATAAGTGTGATATTAATTTAACATTAATCCGTCCACTCATGCCAGCGTTTAAACCGGCATGGATTGAGAGACTAAGCCTCGGAATGGTCTTTGAAGTGGTAAGCGGGGTCTCGCATGGCCTGCATTACGGTGCGGATTGCGGCTATTGCATTATCTCCGGTCGTGACTTCCGCCAATTTCCCGAACGCCTCACTGACTTCGGGCAAATCCGCAACTTGCCTAGCCTCGTCCCAAGTAACCTCTATTTTTGGTATGTTCATTTTTTTCCTCACTGGACACCGAATTCTATGGGTTGCCCGCCTGCTTCCAGGATAGCCAGCTGCGCGATGCTCACAGCGGCTTCACAGCCTTTGTGCGTCTCGTTATTGTCCTGGCATTCTTCCACTATCAGGCGCAATTCCGCTTCGGCCAGGCGCAATGCTTCCAATAATGCTTGGTTAGTTATCTTGAGTCGGTCTAGTTCGTTCATGGTCGCTCCTATGTTGGGAACAGCTGAAATTTTAGCGTCAATTTGATTGAATCTCATGATTGCCCGCTCTCGTCGTCGTACTTATAGATGTGTTTTGGCATGGGTTTTCTCCGTGGTTTTAGGTGTCCTGGTGCCTCCAGGTAGGTGGTACCTACTGGAAAGGGGTTTCCCCCTTGCCGCTAGGCGCTACCCGTTATAGCCACAAGCATCAGGATCGCCGCCATCCAGCGTTTCCTGGTCTTCTTTTACTACTTTGCCGTCCTCGTCATAAGTCGTCGTTACCTTCGCTACGTAGTGAAACGCCATGCTTTCAGCCAAGGCTTCTTCTGGCGTTGCGTCCGGTTCGTCGCCTCTATCAGTGGTGGCACAACTTTCAGCCATTTCTTTGTAGTCGGCAAAAGCGCCCTCATAGCTGGCGAATGGGTTGATGTTTCCGTTGCTCAAATCGCCGGTCCAATACTGGATAATTGCCTTCATTTTCCGTTCCCTCTCTAATTAATCCAGGTGCTGCCTGGTCAGTGCCTACTGCACTGCCATTGCTGGCAGTACGCTAAGTACTAACTGCGCTTTGCTGCGTGTGCCTCCTCTTGGTAGTGATGGTATGCGGATTTGTCCCGCTCTCCATAGTCCAGGCCATGTGCGTCGCAATAGTGGCGGATGTCGGTCAAAAGATCGGTTACACCGTCCTTTATGTCCTGCGCGGTAGATCCATTGTCGCGCGCTATGACTTGCGCAATGCGGTTCACTCGCCGCGTGTTTTTTATAGCTGTAGCCATGATTTTTTCTCCAGTTATTTTAGATTTTGCTAAAAACTTAAATTAAGCTACACTTCAAAAACTGCCGCATAGATAGCTCAGAAAATTGTGTATTTTATTTTCCTTACTGCCGGATAGGCAGGTCAATCGTCGCTGAATCTTGCAACAATTTCGCTGCGGAATTGTTCATCATCCGGCACGAATACCCTGCCGTCAAAAGCCTGTCCGCTGCCAGGCTCACGCAAGATTTTCCATCTTGACCAGATCACGCCTTTTGTTTTGATTCGCGTTACAGACTCTTCCGGCGTGTAGCGATAGCCGTCTTTTTCAAATTCATTCATGCTGTTTTCTCCGGTTGTGTCCAGGGATCCGCCTGGTCGGTTTAGTCCGTCCATCTATAGCCTGATACCAGGCTATAAATTGATAGGCTATTTTTCATCCATTGTGAACATATCGGTGAATGGGTTCATGATGATTTTTTCCGTTTGTTGCGGTGTCCAGGTGTCGCCTGGTCGATTTAAATTCGTCCGGTTATACCCTGGTGAGGGGTATAACCTGAAAAACTAAGCCGCGATTTCTTCCGCCCTTTCTTCCGCCTTCCATCCGGTTATGTAGTCGGCTGCTTTCTGTGCTGCGCCAGCTGCTACCACGATTGCACGCTTGTCCGCCTTCAGTACCGTAAGCCATGATTGCAGATAGCTTGCATGTTGCAATTGCCCGGCGATTCCGGTTTTGCCGCATAAAAACGCTGCACCCATTTCGGCTACCAGTTCTTCCCGTGCGTACGCTTGATCACCAAAACGCTTCCCATATTCGCGGGCGCATCGGTCTGCGTGTCCGGTCCAGTGGGTTAGCTCATGCAATGCCGTGGCGTAGTAATCATCTACAGATTTGAATTGCGATTGAATCGGCAATTGGATGGCGTCGGTTGACTGGCGATAGAAAGCACGATCGCCGCCGTGGTTTACGGTCGCTTGTGCCAGGTATGCTTCAGCGGCTTCAATGCGGATTTTCTCCGCGACTGGCGCTGCTGCTTTCGGCAAGTATTTTTCCGCCAGGTTATCGATTTGCGACGTGTGAAAAACCGTGTAGCTTTTCAGGATTGGAATTATTTTTGTTGTGGTTTCGCTTCCGGCCGGTGCGTTTTTGTCTGTCACTGCCCAAGGTTTGAAAAAAACCACCATGCTTCCTTTCTCGCCTTTGCGTACCTGTCCGCCTGCTTCCTTCGCCTGGATGTAGGTCATCCACCCTTCGCCAGCTGCTGGCGCAAAAAGGATCATGGTATTGATCCCCCGATACGCTTTGCCGGTGCTGGCGTTGAATGGCATTCCGCCGTGTCCGCTATTGGTCCAGGGTTTAATCCAGGGAACGGCTCCGCCTTCCAGTTGTGCAATGATCTTGTCCGTCACGATTTGATAGATGTCCTGTGTCATTTTCGCTGCTCCGATGGGTGTCCAAGTGCCGCTTGGTCGGTTGCTGTATATAATATTAATTTAATATCATTTTAGTTGTCAAGTGATATTATGATGATATTACAACATTTACCCACTGGTTTCAGGTTTTGGCAGTCGAGAGGCGCATGAATGCTAGGGATGCCATGCGAGTAGCATATATAAAAATAAATTTATATCGGGGTCAAATCGGGGTGACTTTCACGGTTTAGCGAGGACGTGAAAAAATCTTGTTAACGCGGTATATGAGATTTCGTGGGGAGAATTGAGTGGGGATTTATGCTTCCGGTCTGTGAAGCTGAATTAACACATTCAAGAATTGCCGTTCGTCGGCAAGGATTTCAGCATGGTCGCCGTTCGGACTCTCTATTATTTTCTGGTCAATAAATGCGAGTGCTGGCGAATCCTGACCAAAGAATTTTGCTGTGAGGTCGCGCCAGTTTCTTAGCGTTGAATCTTGGCCGTTGGATAGCCTTTTCATTCATCAGGCTCTGTGATGTCGCGGTGCAATTCTTCCGCTCTTTCCTGGATAAAAAGATACTGGTCCAGCGCAAGGGCAATAACCTTATTCATTGATGCGCCAGTTCGTGCCGTGTGGGTGTCCAGGCGGTCCCGCAATTCGTCGGATAGCGTGATAGTGGTGGCCATGTTCCTTTTCTCCAAAGTGTGAAAAATCGCTTGATATGCTGCGAGGTCGCTTCATGTCATAGCGCCATAAGGTCGCTTGATGTGATATGAGAATACCACTTAACAATCCCCCTTGCTAATGTCTATCATGTGTCCATCTTCCTCTTTTGGACGCTCTGAGAGTCCCTAGCCATGCGGCTCTTGCACTAGATGGACACTACATGGACACATGTTGGACACTAGATGGACACTAGATGGACATGGGGTTTTAGGGGTTTTACCTTACATATCAAATATTTAGATATATATATATATTAAATTTATATTCCTGCGCGAGGAAGGCAGGGTAGGTGAGCTAAGGAATGGTAGAAAAATCCTATAAAGATTCTTTATCACATCGGAATACTTGCATTTTGCAATCGGTTGGTGCTGTTTGGTGCAGTACTTCCAAGTCAAAGGCGGGGTAGATTCTTGGAAGCAGTACCCTGGCAGCGTATTGAAAGGTTAAACTGGTCTATACCCGCGTGGATAGTGCTTCTCCGAGCGTACTAACCTATTCGTGTTAGTATGCTTAGCCATTAGCTCTTGCTCATCAGCAATGCCGCCCTTCGGTTTGCCCCGCGCAACGCGAGAAAAAACCCACGAAAAAATCCCCGCCAGGCGAGGCCCGCCCCGCCACTCCCGACGCGCGGGCTCACGCTCCCTTTAACACTCCCCTACAAAAATTTTTGATTTTCCGATAGTTAGGGGTATCCTCCCTTCAATGAACACAATACCCCTTGTTAATTTACACCAGCAAAGTGACGGGCTAACCAGGCGGGACCGGCTTGAACTGGTCAAGGAAAACCCGATGTTCATGGATATTGTGTGCCAGCGGGTAGCGGAAGGGGACTCGCTGCGCCAGATTGCAAGGGATGAGATGCTGCCCTACGGCCTGTTCCAGCTTTGGATTGCCGCCGAAAAAACCCGCATGGAAGCGTACCGCAATGCCGAGCGTCTCATGGCCGGCGCCCTGGTCCACGATGCGATCGAGCGGGCCGACGACGACCTGTCCCGCGAAAAAGATGGCAGTCCCACACTAAACGAAGCCGGGCAGCCGGTAGGAAAGGACGTTGCCTGGGCGCGATTGCAGGTCTTGACGCGGCTCAAGGCTGCGCAAATGCTGGATTCCGAACGATTCGTGCAGGCGGTCAAGCCGGATTCCGCGCCACTGTCCGACGATGGCATTGCCGCCGTGGCCAAGCACCTGGCGGGCGCCTTTGCGAACCGGCACCTGCCTGGCAGTACTCCCCACATTCCGCAAGACATCGAATCCGAAACCACGGGGGCAAGGCAATGATGCTCGTCTCCTGGATCTGGCTGGTCGCGTGGGCCACGGCACTGGTGATTTGGGCGCCGTCCCAGCTGGGCGGCTGGTTGACCTTTTTGGCGATTGCCGCGTCCGTGGTGATTGGTTTTTGGACTGGCCACGGCCGGGCGAAAAGCATCTACAAGGGCCAGTGGTGATGATGGACGGGCGCGCATGGCACCTGCTTTCCAACTTCCCTGCGCGGCTGGAGGCAGGCCAGGAGGATTTTCGGGCCAGGCAAAAGAAGCATCGGGAATGGTTCGGCCTGGAGAAAAAACGGGCGGACATGGTGGCGACGGGCAAGCGGCGGCGCCAGTTGCGGGGGGCGAATGGGTCTTGAAAGGATTGGAGTATTGGCGGCGATCGAAGTCCGAAGGATCGCTGCGCCTCATTTTTTGGTTCCCGATGCGGACAGGCCGGTGCTGACTTGCACGGGCTGCCGGCGCGAAACCGTGATGAAGGGGTGCGGATCGATCAGGTGCGCGATGGGTGAGACTTACGGCCGGCGCTGCCCGATGTATCGGCGGGCTGCATTCATGGACAAATTGAAACAGGAAGGCACGCAATGACCGCACCTGTCCCATACGAGCGACTGAAGAATTTCACGCAGTTCGCACTTGATCACACGGCGGATCCTTATAACGCCTCGGATCACGATGCCGAGCTGAATGCGATCGCACAAACGCTCATGGGCGTACTTTTCAATCGCGCGCTTATCCAGCGCGACGACGGGGCGTTGGCCAATGATTCGGTACACCCGGATGCGTTGTCAACGGCAACCCTGCTGCTGATTGAGGCAGCCGGGAGTTCGACGGGACTGGCTGGCCAGGTACGCGGATTGTGGCATACCGCCACGGTCTACGAGCCTGGCCAGATTGTCCAGAATGCCACGACCTCATACCTTTGTGCGGTATCGCACACTAGCGGCGTCTTTGCCACGGATTATGCTGCCGGCGATTGGATCATCCTGGGGGAGACGGCTGCGGCCGGCGCCTCGGTGATCAGCTTTACGCCTGCCGGCAACATCGAAGCGACCAACGTGCAAGCCGCGATCCAGGAGCTCGACGGGGAAAAAGCGGCCAAGGCCGGGCTGGCCACACAATCTTTCTCGGTTGGGGATGCGACGGCCGCGACGCAAGCGGCTTCGATGGGCCAAATACAGAACAATACGCTGCGATCGGCCATCGGCGCGGGCACGGCAGACGCCATGCTGGCCACGATTGCAAGCGGCTTAACCGTCCTGGTGGACGGCATGGAATTCACTGTTGAGTCGCCGGGCACGAATACATTGACGGCTCCGACATTGGCTTTGACGCTGGGGACCACCCCTACAGGCGCAAAGGGCGTCGTCAAGGGCGCCGGCGTACCCCTGATCGCCGGCGATATTGCCGGCAACAAGTGCAAATTCATCTACGACTTGAGCCTGGATAAGTGGGTTCTGCTGAATCCGCTTTACGCTGTTGGCTTGAGTGCAAGCCTGTCGTCTGCTGGCGGCGTGAAAAACCTGGGCCTGGCGTTTTCCGTGGGCGCAAATGCGCTGTCCGCGTCGATTGTGACTGCGACGGGCAGCCTGCCGACTTCCGGATCCCCTATCGAAGCGGCCATGCGTAGCCCGAATGTGGCGCTGGGAACATTCAATATCCGCACGATTACGGCGCCGATGGGGCTCATCATTTCGGCCGGGTCTACGCTGGGGCATTCCAATGGAATCGCTGCCAAAATCAATTGGTATCTGATCGACAATGCCGGCGTCCTGGAGCTCGCCGCGAGCTCCTACTATTTCGGAAAAGCCGGCATCGCCAGTACCACGGCGGAGGGGGGTGCGGGGGGTGCGGGTTCCGGGGCGGTAATGTATTCGGCAACAGCCAGGGCAGGCGTCCCGTTTATCTGGATCGGGGAAACGACCGATACGCAAATCACAGCCGGCTCTTGGTTGTCGGGACCGTCAGCGGCTACGCTGGTCGGCGGGATAGCCAGTGCTTTCATGCAGACCGTGCTGGTCGGCGCCGATGCGGCGGCGGCAAAGCTTGCGCTCATGGTCGAATCGGCCATTTTCCCGATCACGGCAAGCGCGGCCGGCAATGCGCTCACGATTACCTTGAACCCGTGTGTGATTAGTTTTCGCTCACCGTCGCTCGACTCCGGGGCGGTCAATACGCGCGTGGTTTCGTCACCGATTTCGACCGTGATAAGTTCGGGATCGACGGGCGGAACAACGAACGGCGCTCTGGCCAGGCTTGTAATTTTTGCGATGGATGTCAACGGCGTCGTTGAACTGGGCTGGCTCAACGGCGTCGGCCAGAATCAGTTTAGCTCGCCGATTGTCACGACCTTGGCGGAAGGCGGCGCCGGTGCGGCTGATTTAGCCGGCAACCTCTACAGCACGACCGCCAGAACCAATGTTCCCTGGCGAATCCTGGGCGACATAAATATCACGCAAGCAACAGCGGGAACGTGGGTAAATCAGCCGTCCGCGATCAACGGCCTTGCGCTCCGTTTGCTGCCTGGCATGATGGGCCTGGGGGGGGATGGCTATGCATGGCAGAACGTTGCCGGCAGTCGGGCTATCGGCACGACCTACACCAACACGTCCGGGCGCCCAATCATGGTGTGTGTAGCCGCGTCCGTAGGTACGCAAAACAGCAGTCTAACCATAACAATAAATGGTGCGGGCGTTAGCACATCAGGCGGCGCCTATTTTGCCAACGCCGGGGTATCTATTTCTGGTGTCGTCGTGCCGAACGGTGCAACGTATTCCGTAACACTTGTCGGCGGCGGTACGTCTTCTTTGGGATATTGGACGGAGCTCAGATGAAATATTACAAAAATACAAATGATAAGGTTTACGCATATGAGTCGGACGGTTCGCAGGATCCATTCATTCCTGCCGACCAGACCTTTATCTCCGAAGAAGAAGCGGACTTGCTGCGGTTCCCTCCGTTCACGGCTGAGCAAATGGTGGAGATTGCCCATGCCAGGATCACGGATGCCTATCAAGCCGCAATCGTTGACCTGACTGCCGGCTATCCGCCCGAAGAAGTGGCTAGCTGGCCGAAACAGGAAGCGGAGGCACGCGCATGGCTGCTGGATCCGGAGACGCTTACGCCGTGGATCAATGGCGCATCGATCGCAAGAAGCATCAACGTCCCGAACCTTGTAGCCCTGATTATCCGCAATGCCGACAACCTGGCGCCGGCTTACGGCGCATTGACCGGCAAGCGGCAGAATCTGCGCGATGCGATCGACGCCCTGGTTAATCCGACGCAAGCGCAACTGGACGCGATCCAATGGTGAGGATTCGCGCCTTTTTGCCTGAACCTGGTGGCGGCTATCTGTGGGTTGATGCGGGGCCGCCCAATCGGCCGGCCGGTCCATACGTGGACGAATCGGCCAATACCCAACTGGATCGGCCGCCATTTTCGTTTGGCGAAGCAGTCGAATTGCTCAGTCAAATGGAGGACTGATGCTGCCCATTATTTCCCCGGCCGAATTGGAAGGCATGACGCCAGACCAGGTGATTGCCCGGTTCGGCGGGGATGCGCGCGCCAAGGAATTGCTGCAATGGTGCCGCTATAACTCGGTTGTGCCGCAAGAGTCCAAGTCGGATTTTATGCAGTTCGTGCGCTACATGCATCCACATTCCGAATATTTCGAGGATGCCGACCAAACCGACTATGACACGCAGCCGCATCACGAATTGCTGGGCGAAGTCCTGACGGAAGTAATTGAGGGCAAGTGTCAGAAAGTCTGCCTCTCGATGCCGCCACAAAGCGGCAAGAGTGAGCTGGGCACGCGCATGTTCCTGCCGTATCACATGGGGAAATTCCCAAGAAAGCATTTGCTGATGGCAGCCTATAACCAGGACTTTGCCGAAGAATTCGGGGATGAAGTGCGGGTGGTCATCAATTCCCCTGAATACAAGAAAGTGTTTCCAGGCATGGGGCTGCGCCAGGGATCGAAGGCAAAGGATCACATGGTCACGCACCAGGGCGGAAAAATCTCGTTCCTGGGTCGCGGCGGATCCGGAACCGGCCGGCCGGCTGACGGTTTCTTGATGGACGACATGATCAAGGATGCCAAGGAAGCCGAGTCGAAGACGACACGTAATGACATATGGAACTTCTTTACGAGGGTAGCGAATAACCGTTGTCATAGCCGTTCATGGCAAGTGATTATCATGACTCGCTGGAGTGATGATGATGTCATTGCGCGCCTCACCGATCCCAAAAATAGGCATTATAAAGAGAGTGTTGCGAAGCAATGGACGGTGATAAATATTCCCGCGATCATGGACAATCCGGAGATTGCAAAGGCACTTGGGAAGGAAGTGGGGGACGCCTTATGGCCTTCGCGTTTTCCCCTTTCGCACCTGGCCACGTCGCGCGAAATGGACCCGTATGGGTTCAGTGCGCTTCAGATGGGAAAGCCGACGCCCCCCGAAGGCGCATTCTACAAGGCCAATGATTTGTACGTGTACGACAAGCCCGGCGACTTCCCGACAAACGCGCGCATGTACCAGACCGGCGATCTGGCCGTATCCCCTGAATTGTGGGCGGATAAGTCGTGCATCGGCACCTGGGGGCTTGATCAGGATGATGTGCTATGGCTGCATCCAGACCTGTTCTGGGAACGTAAAAGTTCCGACGAATCCGTGACCGAGATAATCGCGCGCGGCCAGGCCCACAACGTCATGGAGGCATTCTTTGAAAAAGGACAAATTGAGCGTGCGATCGGTCCGTTTCTCGCCAAAGCGATGGCCGAAGCCAAAGTTTACTTTACCGTTACCTCCCTCCCCGTTGCAGGAAATAAGGGCGTCCGGTCACAGTCAATTCGGGGCCGAATGCGGCAAGGAAAGGTACGGTTTCCCAGCTTCGCTCCCTGGTGGCCAGCCGTCAAGGAACAGCTATTGAAGTTCACCGGGACCGGTTCGGATGCCGAAGACGATTTTTGCGACATGTGTTCCCTGGTTGGCCAGGCGATGGAGGACACCATTGCAGCGGGCAAGCCTAATACCAATGTCGTGAAATTCCCCAGGGTCGGCACATTCGGCTGGACAAAATGGGCCAGTGAGCGCGAAACCCGCCAGAAAAAAATGCTTGAAAACAGGGGGGGGATGTAATGTTTCCACTACCTCCAGCTGCACCGCAAGACGGGAACATGATGGGCGCCCTGCCAAGCAATCAAGGCGGGCTGCCGGCTGCCGTGCCGACCAACTTTGCGGCCGGGTTGCCGCCAGGGAAGATTATCGACCGGGATCCGCCTGATGTGCCGGCTTCTGTTACCGAACTCGTAAAAGACTGGCTCCAGAAAATTGAGGACGCGCAATCCCACTGGAAGGAAACCTTTGCCGAAATGCGCGAGTGCGCCAAGTTTTCAGCCGGCCGGCAGTGGCCTGGCCAGAAGAAGCGAGGGGATGATCGCTATATCGCCAATATCACGCTGCGCCACATTAACCAGCGCGTCTCCAGCATCTACGCCAAAAATCCGCGCGTGCAGGCGGAGCGGGCGGAGAAAATCTGGTATTTGAAGTGGGACGGCACACCGGAAATGCTGCAACAGGCGCAACTCGCCGTGGCCGTTGCCATGGGTGAGCCCAACACAATGGCCGCGATTCAACAGGGGCTGATGAAGGCGCCTGTCATGAATGCCGCCGTGGCCAAGGAAATCGTGGCTGAAGCCGCCAATATCGCAAACCAGAAACAAATTGCCGACCGCACGGGGAAAACGCTTGAGCTGGTAGCGCAATACTCGCTGGATGAGCCGCAGCCGCGCTTCAAATTGCAAGCCAAGCAACTGGTGCGCCGGGTGCTGACATGCAAAGTCGGCTACATCAAACTTGGATACCAGCGCATCCTGCAGCCGACGCCGGACATCGATGCGCGTATCAAGGATGCAACCGACCGGATACTGGAGCTGGAGGCTCTGTCGGCGGATCTGGCCGACGATGTGATCACGGCCGATAGCAAGGAAGCGGAGTCATTGCGCCTGAACCTTGCGGCATTGCAGGAGCAAAAGGATATTGTCCTGCGCGAAGGCATGATGTTTTGCTTTCCGAAGGCTTGGTCACTTATCATCGATCCGAATTGCACTCAGCTGAAGGGGTTCGTGGGGGCGGAGTGGATCGCGGAGCAATACGTCTTTACCCCGCGCCAGGTGCAGAAAATCTACGGCATTGACGTGGGCAAGTCGTTTTCCGCCTACAAGGTTGACGGCCGGATCGACACCCGGCCGAAGAAGGAAACCACCAGCTATTGCTCTGTGTTCGAGGTGTACGACCTGGTTGGCCAAGTCTGCTTTACCGTGATCACGGGCTACCCGGATTTCGCAAAGCCGCCAGGTGAGCCGGATGTGGCGATGGAGCAATTCCACCCCTACTATTCGCTCACGTTCAACGATACCGAAGATCCTGACACGATTTTTCCGCCGTCTGACGTGGAGCTGATCCGGCCGATGGCACTGGATTACAACCGCGCGCGGGAGGGCCTGCGCCAGCATCGATATGCAAACCGGCCGGGGACCGTGATCGCCAAGGGCGTGCTGGAAGCGTCCGTGATAGACGACTTCGCAACGCATCCCATGAACGGCCTGATTGAGACGAACCTTAGCAAGACTGACGATATAAGCAAAGTCATGGTGGCCAAGCCCACGGTGCCCATCGACCCGAAAGCCTACGATACAGAACAGGTGTTCATGGACACGCAGCGCGTCGTGGGGAGCCAGTCCGCCGACATGGGCGGGCCGACCGGAATATCCGCCACGGAAGTCTCGGTGGCGGATGCTTCTCGCGTCTCATCCTTGCAGTCCAATATCGACGACCTGGATGAATGCCTGACTGATGTCATGCGCGGCACGGGCCAGATTCTCTTTCTGTATATGTCGCTCAAAACCGTACAGGACATTGCCGGGCCGGGCGCGTCGTGGCCGCAAATGGATCGTACCCAAGTCGCAAAGGAGACGATGCTATCGGTCAAGGCGGGATCTTCGGGGCGTCCGAACAAGGCCGGGCGCATGGCAGCGATTGAAAAAATAGGGCCGATGCTCATGCAAATGCCCGACATCGATCCGGGAAAGATCGCCGGTTTCATGATCCAGGAACTCGACGAAAATATTGACATCGACGACTTCAAGAAATCCGGACAGCCAAGCATCGTAGCCATGAATGCCCAAGCCGGGCCGAACCTCTCCCCGCAAGCGGGCGGTGCCGCACAGGCCCCAGCTGGCGCACTGAATGCGCCGGCGCCTGTGCAATCGGGCGCTCTGACGCAGAACATGAACCCAAGCCCGGCCGATATGCCGGCCGCACCATAAAGGATTGACCATGCCAGAAGATATTGTAGAAACGCAAACCCCTCCCGAAGCCGGAAATCCGGAACTTGATGCACTCGCAATCGAAACCGGTGTTGTAGACGACACGCCGGATCCGGCAGCAGACGCCGCGGCGAAACCGGATACCGCGGTGCCGGACCCCGCGGTCGACAAACCTGCGCCGGCCGCCGTGCCGGAACCGGAAAAGAAACCGGAGTCCGCGCTTGAAGTCGTGCGCAAAGTCATGGCGCAAGCGCGGGAAAAGGACAAGCCGCTCGATGCGGCTGCCGTAACCGACAAGCCGGCGCCGGTCCCCGCAGCCGAGGACCTGGAGGCGGCCGGCAAGAAAAGCCTGCTCACGAAAGCGGAATGGGCCGGGCTTCCGGAGCGCGCAAAAACCCGTATCGGCTGGTTGGGCAATGAAGTGAAGCGGGAGCGTGCCGCGCGGGAAGTGCTGGAGCCACGGGCGCAAATGTTCGACGAGATGGCCGGATTCGTGAGTTCCACGGGTATGAGCCATGATCAGTTTGTGAGCGGGCTCAACATCATGGGTTGGATCAATACCGACCCGGCCAAGGCGTACGAAGCCTTGAAGCCCATTTTCGCGGATCTCCAGGGTTACATGGGGGATCTGTTGCCCACCGACTTGCAGGCGCAAGTGGATGAGGGCCGCATTACTCCGGAGCTTGCCCAGCAACTCACCTTTGAACGGAGTGAGCGCACGTTGCTGGAGAAGAAAAATAGCCAGCGCAACCAGTACCAGGAACAGTTGGATACCCAGCGCCAGGCCGACAACAAGGTAGCCGAAAGCAAGGTCAACACCGATCGCGTGATTGCGGGCTGGCAGCGCAATCAGGTGAGTACCGATCCGGACTTTAGATACAAGGCAGCGCAAATCTCGGACCGCGCCTATGTGATGGTGATGGCCGAGCAACCTGCAACAGACGAAGCGTTGCTCAATCTCTTGAACCGCGCCAAGGGCGATGTGGACAAGCGGATTGGGAATTCGCAAAACAAGCGGGCAATTACGCCGGTGAATGTACCGAGCGCCGGGGGAACCGTTAACCGGCAACCTGGAAGCCCGCTTGAAGCCGCAAAAATAGCCCTGGCAGCAATGCGGGGCTAGTAACCGTTTTTACCGCATGGACGCCAGGCGTCCGTGCGCTATCGCATGACTAGGGGCTGATAACCCAAAGCGAAGGTGCTGGTTCGCAACCAGCGTGGCTGTAGCAAAGGCTCAGAGCCGATGCGCGTCCCGCCAGACGAAAAGCCTACGAGGCATTTGCTTCGAGGTAATTCACCTTCTCTTTGGAGCCTCATCATGTTTACAGCAGCAGAAGTCCTTCAGGTCCAGAACACGCTTCTGGACTACAACATCAAGGGGGTAACGGATCAGACGATCCAGGTGCGTCCCTTGTACGACTCCTTGATAAAGGGAAAGAAAGAATTTCCTGGCGGCAAGGAATTCATCACCATGCGCGTCTCTGGCCAGTTTCCGGTAACGATGACCGGCTACTCCTACGACGACGAACAAAACTACCAGAATCCGGCAACCATCAAGGAAGCAAAGGCCAAGTGGTACGAAACCTCTGCCGGCATTTCCATGACGCTTACCGAACTCAAAAAGTACGGGATCAGCGTCGTCGATAGCCTGGATAGCGCCAAAACCACGACCCACACCGATGCCGAAACCGTGGCCCTCGTCGATATTCTGCAATACAAGGATCAGCAACTGAACGAAGGCTCCGTGCGTTCGCTGGCGGAAATGTTCTGGCGCGACGGCACGCAAGATGCCAAGGCGATACCGGGCGTTCTCTCGTTCATCGTGGACAATCCGGCCGTGGGTACGCGCTTCGGGCTCGATGCCGTGGCGGAGACGTACTGGCGCAATCGCTCGGTCCTGGCGGTGGATTCCTCAACCGGCAGCAACCAGAATCTCGTCAATACGCTGCAAGACGAATTCCGCCAGCTGCGCCGGTACGGTTCGCCCAAGCATGAATTCTTTGCGGGCTCCGACTTCCTGGAGGCGTTTGAAAAAGAACTCAGGAGCAAGGGTAATTACACGATGGAAGGCTGGAGCAAATCCGGAAAGATCGATGCCAGCATGGCCGACCTGGCTTTCAAGGGAATTAGCCTGGTGTATGACCCGCTCCTGGATGATCTTGGGCGTGCCAAGTACGGCTACGTCCTGGACATGAGCCAAATCAAGCTGTGGGCGATGGAGTCGGAATGGATGAAAAACCATACCCCTGCCCGTCCGCCTGAAAAGTACGTGATGTACCGCGCGATCACTTGCACGGGCGGAATGTGCGCTGGCCAGTTAAATACCAGCGGCGTCTACTCGATCAATTAAGGGGTAACAAGATGGGCGGTGCCTGGCTGTAACCAGGTGCTGCCCGTCCAGGATTTTTTAACTGAAGGAGCGAAAGATGGGCACACCCAAGAAAGCAACCCTGTTGAACGACGACAAGCCGCCTGTGGAATCCGGCCTGGCCACTGTCAAGTTATACGACTGCGAAGTGCGGTTGGGCGGCGATATATTGCACACGCAGGAACGAACGGGAATCACCAATGGAGAGATCCGCGTCATTCGCGCCATTCACGGGGAAACCGGCGCGGTGAGAGTGCGCGAAGTGGGGGAAAAAGAGGTTAACGAAAAAGAGGAATTGTTCAAGCTGGCCGTGAAATATAGCAAGGATGTTGACCCGCGCCCTGGGGTCAGGCTGGTTGAACGGGTATTCGGCGTGACGCTGGACGGCTTCGACGAATGGAATGCGCTCAGGGACATGAGCCAGGATGCGGTGCGCCGGCAGCATCGCCAGCAAGCACAGGAAGAAGCGGCCCGATTTACCCGTGCGCGGGATGCGGCCGAAGCCAAGGTATCGGCAGACCTGGCGGCCGAAAAGGTATAGCCGTGGCCCTTCGCGTGACATTCCAGGAAGTCGTGCAGCAAGTCCGCAGCGAGTGCGGAATGTCCACGAATACGAGCCGCAGCCTCGATCACCTGGAAAACATCAAGCAGTTGGTGCGCCGGCATTACACGACCCTGGCGGAAGAATACGACTGGCAGCATCTTGAGATACGGCGCGAGTCGCCGGACTCCAGGAAGCTGCTGCAGGCCGGCAGCCGTTACTACGATTGGCCGGTGGCGCTCAATCCGCTAAAGATTGAAAAGGCCTGGTTGCGGTGGGGCAATGGCTGGGTGCCGCTTCAGTACGGTATCGGCTATGAGGAATGCAGCATCTACGATTCGGATGCGGACATGCGCTCCGACCCGGTGCTGAATTGGGCGTTTGAAGGCGGCGAACAGTTTGAGGTATGGCCAATGCCAGCCAGCAATGGCGTGGAGAACGGGACAAACCAGATTGCCTTCCAGGGGCAGCGCAAGGTTGAGCAGCTGGTGGATGATACAAACCGCATGGATATGGACGATATTCTCGTGGTACTGCGCGTATCGACTGAAATCCTGGCTGGCCAGAAGCGCATGGAAGCGGCGGCCGCCAAGGGGCAGGCGGCAACTGATCGCCAGCAAATCATGCGTGCGAACCTGTCCAGCAAATCAAAATATGTCATGGGCCAGGGCCGAGTCGGATCCAATGCCGGCCGGTTTCCCTATTACCCGACCTACATACGGAGATAACCCTATGGCATATGTCCTCATAGAGAATTTCAGCGGCGGCGTGGATCGATCCAGGCCTCGCTACGTGGGTCCGCCAGGATCGCTCTGGAGCGGGATCAACGGGCACCTGTCGCGCGGCGGGGACTTTGAGAAGCGCAAGGCCTTCGTGGCCACTTATTCGCTTCCGCCTGGCACGGCGAGTTTGGCCAAGGTCGCCTCTGGTCTGGTCGTGTTTGGCAGCGCACCGGCGCCGGGTGGCATTCCGCCTGGTGTGATCTATCAGCGGTTGCAGCATCCAACGGATGCGACGCGCACGTTGCTCGTCATTCTGTCGTGGGATCTTTATAACGGTTTTATTTATGCGATCGCACAATTCGACAATGGCGATATACGGCATTTCTACAATGCCGTGGAAGTCTCGGATTGGGATGATGGCGGCACCAAGCCCACGGGGTACGGATCGATTGTCAAAACGCACAAGCGGAAGGTCTACTCTCCCGTGCGGTCCGTCGAATGGTTCTCGGAACTCGATACGCCGACGACATTCGATAGCACGCAAGCCGGCAGCGGCTTCATCAATATGTCTACGCATCAATCCGGATCTGACGTGGTGACGGGCCAGGGGATTTTTCAAAACTACCTCGCCGTCTTCTCCCGTCGCATCGTGCAAATATGGGCAATGGCCGACGACGACGCGCAAAACGCGCCTTTCCAGACCATACCGGAAACAGGGACAAGGGCACCGCGTTCCGTGATCGGCTTCGGGGATGTGGATTGCTTCTACCTGTCGGACAGCGGCGTGCGATCGCTGCGTACCCGAACTGGCAGCAATACGGCCGGGGTGAACGATGTGGGCACGCCTATCGACTCCCTGATACGCGAGTGGATCGACACGCTGGAGGATGTCACCGTGCAGAATGCCGTGGCCGTGATTGAGCCGGTTGACGGGCGTTTCATGCTGGCGGTCGGTTCGCGGCTTTTCGTCTTTACCTTCTTCCCGTCCAAGAAAATCGCGGCCTGGTCCTGGTATGAGCCAGGCGTCGTGTTTACCGATATGGTCGCGTTGAATGATCGCGTCTACTGCCGCGCGGGAGATACGGTTTATCTCTATGGCGGAGCCGATAACAATACCTATGATCCCCTGACAATGGTGACGGCCGGGCTGCCGTTCCTTTCTGGCGGCAAGCCTGGCACGTTCAAGGTGGTGAAGGGCATGGACATTGCCGCAACCGGGGAATGGGATTGCAAGCTGCTGGTGGATCCGAACGACGAGACGCAGTTCGTCGCCCTGGGGGCACTCGACGGCGTGAGCTTTCCCGAAGAGGGGATACCTGTCAACGCGCACACGACCCACATAGCACCGGTCCTGACACACCGGGGCGCCGGACCCGCAAGCCTCTCGCAAATTGCAGTCCATACCGATGGGGCGGAGACGAACCTATGACCCGTCTGGTGATTATCGAACGTCCAGACCTGTATGGGCCGAAATGGAAGCTGGTCGAGCCGCTATTTGTCAAGGTGATTAACCGGACGGCGGAGCCTGAATTTGCAATCAAGGATCTGTGGCTGATGGCCGTCAATGGATCCGCGCTGATTGCCTACATTGAAGATGCCGGCGTGGTCGTGATGGCCTTTGCAATGGAAGTCATTCGCTACAGGAAACTCACGGCGCTCAATGTGATGGCCATGGCGGGAAAAAGAATGCAAGAGCTGTTCCTGGAACACTCGCCTGAAATCCAGCGCTTCGCCAAGTCATTCGGCGCAACGCATTTTCAGGCTAGCGGATCTTCGGCAATGGCGAAACTGTTCAAGCGGCTGGGTTATTACAGCGCGTACGAAGTAGTCCGATACAAAATTTAAGGAGGCAGTATGGGCGGTGGCGGAGATGGTGGCGCGGCAGACATCCGCGCGGATGAAAATGCGCGCAATGCAAAAACCAAGGCAACGACCGACCAGATTAATGCTCAGTTTGACGGGGCGCCTGCATCCAAGCGTGGGACAGGTGCCGCGACGACCGATTTTATCCCTGGGCAAACTTACTATGATGCGTCAGGCAATGCTTCGGTGCCGCTGACAAAAGATCCCATGACGCAACAGGATTACCTCATGAAAAACAATCCGACTCAGCGCACCCCGCTTTATTCGGGAGTTGAGGACGTGGCAGCCACACCGGGTTTCGATGATGCGTATTTCAAGAGTGTGGCCGACGCTTACCTGGCTTATCAAAAGCCGCAGCTGGACCAGCAAATAGCCGTGGCCAGGCGCGCGCTGCCTTCGCGATTCGCCTCGACGGCAAGCAGTGCCTACCAGACCCAAGCCGCGAACCTGGAGCGCGATTACACGCGCAACGTGGCGGACCTGTCGGACAAGGCCCTGGACTTTGCCAACACGCAGCGATCGGCGGTTGAAGGCAATCGCTCCGACCTGATCGGCCTGGCCAACTCCGGTACGGATTCGTCCTCGCTGGCGTCGCAGACATCCGCGCGCATTGCGGCACTTTCCAAGCCGCCTGCCTACAGTCCCCTGGCGGACATGTTCGCAAAATATGCGAATACGGCGGGGAATTATGCTCAAGCGAACGTGTACGGGCAGATGTTCCAACAGAATCCGCTTTCTTATGCTCCGAGTGGCGGATCCGTGCATACGGTTACTAACAGATGAAAATTGCTCATCATTTTGGCGGGGAAGTCTACGCGAAAGAAATGCACCTGGATCGCGGCCAATTCGTTGTTTCGCACCGGCACAAGTTTGAGCATTTGAGCATTCTTGGGCGTGGATCCGTGGAGGTTGAGATTGAGGACCGAAAAACGGATCGGTATTACGCGCCGGCCTGCATTGTCATTCCTGCCGGCAAGCATCACAAGATTACCGCCCTGGCGCCGGTCGTCTGGTATTGCGTGCATTCGACAACCGAGCGCGATCCCAACAAGGTCGATGAATCCCTGGTTGAAGCGACGGATATGCCGGCCGTGGTCAACCTGGTTTTAGGAGAAAAGTAATGCCCATAATCGAAATCCCCGCGTGGCTGGCTGCCGCTGCCGCTGTCTCTGCCGCTGCCTCGGTAGGCGGCACGGCCGCATCAATGGTGAGCCAGAATGCAATCAAGCAGAAACAGGCGGCCGCACAGAATGCGGAGCGCGTCAGGCAAGCGCAAATTGACCAGCAACGCACGGCGGCGGTCAATACGGCCGTGCCTACGTTCGACAAAGGCTCACAGGTAAAGCAGCAACAGTCCCTGGCGGACCAGGTGCAGCAATACCTTACCCCGTCTGATGCGACTACGGGATCCGAGTACGTGGCACAGAATCCAGGGGCTCCCAAGGAAGTGACGGATTCCATGTCACGCCAACTCGCCGGCGCATTGGCCACGGGGAAGGATTACGCCAAGAACCTGGCCAACGTTTCCTCGTACGGGCGCATGGGCTTCGATAATAACCTGGCGCTTAATCGCCTGGGGCAGACGGTCCAGCAACTCAATGGCATGTCGTCTCGATCAACCGGCGTCCTGGGCACGGAATTGCAGGGCGCGGCCGGGGCGGGGGTGGCCGGCAATAACATGGCGGCGATCCTGCAAGGCGTGGGGGGCATAGCAGATGCCGGTGTTGGCTATGGGCTCCTGACAAATCCCATCGGCAAAGTCCCCAAGGTATAAAAGGAAATCATGGCCAATACCCTACCTAACCCCTACGGTCCCGCTACCCAAATCGGCGCGGGACTGCAAAGCATTTCTCGGTCCATGACTGGCATTGGACGGTTGCAGGGTTATGGGCGCTATGGAGGCTACGGGCGCCAGCGTACGCAGCAACAGAATGACGAAGACGAAGCCAACGCGCGCTACCTCGCTGCGAAGGCGGCCGGCGAGGAACAGCAAAACCAGGCCGTTTCCCCTGCTGCCGGCAATGAATTGGGGCAGCTGGTGTCCGGCCTGCCGCGCGATGTCTTCCGGCGGGCAACCGACTTGCAAAACGGCGGAATGCCGGAAGGGCCGATACCGGAATATGGGGACATCACGCCGGCGCATACCGAAGCGGCAACGCAAGGCAACCTGGCCAGGCTTAAATTCCTGGCGGATCCCAAGACGAGCCTGGATGAGATTTACAAGGCCATGACGACGCGGGCGCAGGGGCAGGATTACGGCCGCGTGATAGCCGGCACCTTGCCTGCCGACAAGTTTGGCGATGCCGTGTCCGCCAGCAAGGGCAATTCCCGCTATGGCGTGAGCGATGGCACGCAATACAGCAACCAGGTGGCCGGAAAATTTGAGACGACTCCCGTAGGTACTGCCAAGATAAGACGGGAAAACGCGGCGGCCGGCGCAAGCTCGGCATCAGCTGGCAAGTCGAAGGCGGAAACCAGCAAGATCCAGAAAGGCCACTACGGGCCGGCAGTCACCGTGGACGTAGACGGCAAGCCCACTTCCCGTTTCCTGGGAGAAGTGACGGGCACTGGCGCCGTGACGGTGGCGCCTCCCAAGATGTTCGCGCCTAAAGGCGGGGCTGGCGGAGCCGGCGCGGAAAAGGTTAAGCCGCTCTCCAAGTCCGAGACGGTTTCGATGGAAAACCATGTGGCCGACAAGATCGGCGGCGGGGATCTTAAAAGGGTTGACCCGGTTACGCGCGCAACCGTCCTGTCGCGTGCCTACGAAATGGCCGTCGATCCGGCGTCCCCTCATCACCGCAATCCTCTCGGCGCCGTCGATGCAGCCATTGGTGAAATAGCACCGAACGGATTTGAGGATTCTGCCGGGCCATTCAGTTCCGCCAAGTTCATTCCAAGGGGTGGTGGATCCGGCACGGCCGCACCGACCGGGAACCGTCCGCCCAAGACAGGCCTGCCGCAGGAAGCAAGGGCAAAACTGAAGGAAGATGCGATTACCAAGTTTGGCAATGGCCAGACCTGGACCCTCCAAAACGGCGAAGCCGTGCAGGTGCAGTAAATGGCCGGCGATTGGGACGTGATGGAGGAAAGGCCGATAGCGCCGATGCCCTCACGCGGCGGGCCTGGACCAGCTGCGCCAGGCGAATGGGATGTCATAGACCAGGCACCAGCGCCAAGGCGCCAGGTAGGGGCAGCCGAAGGGATAGAGCGCGGACTGAAGGGCACCCTGGCCAGTCTGGCTCAAAAAGCTGGAGTCATGACGACCGCGTTGCCGGCGATGGGTATCCAGTACCTCAAGAACAAAATTACCGGCAATCCTGATTCCGACATCCTGGAGTACCAAAAATCCAGGTTTGTCGCGCCCTGGGAGCAAATCGCACAGAGAAGCGCAATCAATCCTAAAACCGAAGAATTGACCGGGCCTGGCATGGTCGGGAATATCGGCGGCAACATTGCCGGCATGGTGCCGGACATGGTGATGGGCGGACCCGGCAAAAAAGCGGCGGATGCTGTCGAGGCCGGGCGCACTGTCATTCAAAACGCCCTGGCCAAGTTTGCGTCACAGGTGCCGTCAGGCGCCAACATGGCCGCAACCCAAGGCTTCAACACGACGAACCAATTGCAGGCTGCAGGCGTTCCCAAGGATGTGGCGGACAAGGCGGCGATCGCCAGTTATCCGGCAAATGTAGCCGGGTTTGCATTGCCACTTGCAGCGGCCGGGAAACTGATACCGCGCACGGTGCAGGGCGCCGGCGCAAACCTGGCGCTGGACATTCCGGCCGCGCAACAGGAAAACCAGGTGCTGCGGGATTATGGCCATGCCGAACACGCACAGGATCTTTTGGACCCGACCCGGATGGGCACGTCTGGCGGAATGGGCGCCGTGCTGGCGGCAGTACTTGGGCAGCGGGCACGGGCTCCCCGATTCAACCGCGAGACGGGCGGCTATAACGCGGTGCATGACATCTCCGGACATATGCGGCCGGGTTCCGATGCTTCCCCGCTTGATCGCATTTATCAAATGCTGGCGCCGGATGCGGACCGGGCAGCGCAGGCAGCCGCAAGAAAATCCACGGCCGACGCATTCAAGGGTGGCGTGGAGCCCGTAATCCGGCGCGACTCCGTGGTAGCCGACCATGCCGGGCAGGAGTTACATCCCGTGGGCGATGCGCCTGTACCCGTGACCGACCGCGCTGGCAATACCTTCACCAAACCGGAAGACCTGGCCATTGCCAGGGAGTCCGGAGCGGATCCCGTGCGCGAAGCCTACCTGCGGGCCGGGCTGAATCCGGACTCGCAAAAAAACGCCATGAAGCGGCAGGACCTGCCTCTGAATGATTCCGGCGATATTCGGTCGTTGAAGGGCGAACTTGACGCGGACCAGGTGGGACTTATCACGCATTACATGGGCGTGCCAGAGCATGAATTGGCGCTCCTGGGGCCAAACAGCCAGCGGCGGTTATTAGCCAGGGCAATGGAGGCGAAGACAGCCGACGAAGGGCGCGCGGATCAAGGTCCACTGCATAGCACGAACGAAGGCGGCGAAGGGCAATCAAGTCCCCTCTCCAAGCCGAACGTGCCGGGCGATCGCATGGCCAACAGATCCATTCAGGAAGATCCGGACGCGAGACTGGCGCAAGATCAGGAAGCGGCCGACCTGACGGCGCTGCGCGAGAAGGCGGCGGGCGGAGACAAGCAGGCGCAAAAGCAGCTGCGCGATAAAGAGGAAGTGGCCGGAAAAGCTGCCAAGCAAAAAACACAGCTCATCGACCAGCTGCAAGGATTGAGGCAGCAACGCGAATCGATCGGCAACAGCACCGAGTACATGCGGCTGAAGCGCACAAAAGAGACGGGCGGCACCTTATCCAAGGAACAGCAAAAGGCGCTGGACAGTTACGATGCCCAGCACGCGAAACTGGGTTCTACCATCTTCAACCTTGAAAGCAAAATCTACGATGTGGGCGGGAAGTCCGACCTGGCCAGCGTGGCCG